ATAAGGGGTTCACCGGGTCTGAAAAACCTGTGCAGCTAAACTCTATCAATGGCGGTGGGACTGAAGCAAAAACACTTAGTCTCCTTGACTTCAGAAAATTAATTGTTTTTGCAGCAAAGAAGGAAAGACCTGAAGCCGAGGCGTTACTGGATGCCATTGTCGATGTGTCCCTTGAGGATTATTTTAGAATAGCGTTTGGACAGCAAACATTAACCTTAGAGGAAAAGCGCGACAAATTTTTCAAAGCCTATTCAGCGACCATTGACTGGCTCACAGAAGACCGATCTGACTGGGAACTGATAGCTGAACAGGAATTATTTTTACTGAGTCTGAACTAATCAAAAAAAAAGAACCCTCTAAATATTTAGAGGGTTAAAATTAGAAAAGTTTATTACAATCCTTACATTTCATTCGGCGGCGACCGTGTTCGGTGTAACCATATCTAACCAGCCTATGACTACCACACCGGGGGCAACCGTCGCCAATCAGGGCTTTTGCAAAAAAAGACAGCCTAACACCTCTGATGGGTTATTGGCATTTCTGACTAGCGCACCCGGAGCCAGGCAATCAGCCCGGTTCACTTTAACGGCGGCTGCTGCTACCAGTCCCGACACTACATAATAAACATCGGGAGACGCAGGGGGGAGTCCCTCAATCTCGCCATACTGAACCGACTGCACCGGAATACCTAAAATGGGTTCGGCTTCGGTATTCCCCATCGCCACGCGGGGGATGATTCCCGATGGTGGCAGGGTGTGGAGGATCTCAACAGCCGAAGCTGTGAATTGCTTAGTCTTTGCATCTTGGACAACCCCTTGGTTGCTACAGATAACGATTTGATGGGGTGTAGCGTTAATGATTTCCATTTGATTTTTCCTTAGAATAATGTGTCAATGCGACTGCAAGCGCAGTCATAGGCTGTGGCTTCTGTGGGGTAATCGTAGCCACTTGAAAAGATGATTACCCCGTCTTGGTAGATAAACCAGGCGTACTTCCCTGATTTATCTCTTATCTCGACTTCGTAGCCGAAATAATGGGTCATATCAGGTCACACTTTCCTACCATTTTGTTTCCGCAAGGGAAGTCCGCGCAAACGGACTGGTAGGTGGGGTTTTTCGTCCCGAAAGCCTTTGTGACAATTCCCTGTCCATATACGGGGTGATTGACAATGTCACCGACTTTTAATAACCCGTCGGCGGGTTTATCAAGATTGTCAAGGTATTCTTTGACAACCTTGATTGCCTCTCCATAAAAATGCTCCCGTTGGTCTGTGTAGACCTTCTCGGTTTTTTCGGCAGGCAAGTCTAAGACCGCCAAATCGGTCACAGAATATTCTGTGGTTTCTCCATAGCCCGTTTCATAAGCCACTGTTGTGGCACTAGGAAATTTGGGTTTTCCCTCAATAATTTCCCCGAATTGATTTACGGCTTTGGTTGCCATATAGGTGATTGCCACCTGAAATTCGTCAGCCACAAAATGGGCTTTGGGGCCAGAAACTTCGCCCCATTGACTTCGACCGCCCCGCATCCCATCGGGGGACTCTTTACGACGGGCGGGAGACTGTGTTTTTTGATAACTCCCTTGGAGTTTTTGACAGGTAACAGTCTCCTGTTTTTCTTCCTGGGTGACAACCCATTCCAGTTTTGTCACCTTAACGGAGTTCGGTAACGGGGTGACGTTACCAATGGAGTCACCATTATCTTTCCAGATGTTCCCTCTATCATCGACGTAATACCCCTTTGTAGGGAGTTTCAGGGCATCACGCCCTAGATCATTGTTCCATTTCCACTCAGGTGTGGTTTTAGTGGTTTTGGTTTTAGTTGTGGTTGTCATGGCGTTTGCTCCTGTCTCCTGTCTACATTTCTAATACTACACAAAATATCAACAGGTGTCAACAGGTAAAGCAAACTATTTTAGATTTTGTATCAGGGGGATACAAAACGATTGTTTTTTTGATATAATATATATAGAATCAATTTTCTATAGTATTGCAATGTCCAGAAGTAATATAGTCCATAATCAACTAATCAAAAGAGGAAACAATGGAACCTGTACAATTAACGATGGAGCAACAATTCAAACTCGCAATAATCAGGCAAAATGTTGACAGCCTAACCTTGGAACAAGCCAAGGAACACATTATCGAATTGGTCATACAGAGTATGATTAAGGATGATTTAATTAAGAATTGGATGAAAGGAAGATGATAATTGTATTTGAAGGTATTGACCGCAGTGGGAAAACCACTCAGATGTCCAGATTGAAAGAATACTTAGAAGCAACAACTAGCTTGGCTGTGTGGAGTACGAGAGAACCTTATGGGGATGAGTGTAGGAATAAGATTAAAACCGTCTCCATGAGTCCCCAGGAACAGCTAGATTTGATTCTTGAGGATCGGCGGGTGCATTGCGATGTGATTCGGGAAAAGATGGGAGAATTTGATATTGTTTTATGTGATCGTTTCACCCCCTCCACACTCGCCTATCAAGGTTACGGCCACGGGATTGACCCTGATATCCTTATCAAAGCTAATGAAGCCGTCACGGGGGGACTAACACCCGATATGGTGATTGTTTTCGATCTACCAATTCGGGCGGCTGTGGCGAGATTAGAGAATAGACCCCTTGATGCAATTGAAAGAAATATCTTGTTTTTGGAGAGGGTGAGGTGGGGTTATTTGGACATTGCCAAAAGATACAAATACCACCTTATTAATTCCAATCAGTCATCTGAGTTGGTGTTTAGCAAGGTGGTAAATCAGGTGTTACGGGCCCTGGAAATTGAGAGTTTAGTTAAGGTATAAATAAAGCAGGGTATTTTGCAACCCTGCTTTATATTTAAACTATTGTTAACTCCACTCCTCCAACTCTAATTCTTCTCCTACAAACTCAGGGAACTGATTGTAAAATTTTGTCAAGGCTTGTAATTCATTCAAGGCTTCTAGGTAATAACCTTGACGGTCTTCTTTTCTGGCTGCGGTCTTGATGCGAGTGATTCTATAGGTCATGGTTTGTTCTCCTGTTGATATTGAAAATAATCGGTTAAACTTTGTAGCCTTAACGCAGCTTTTTGTCTCGACTCAAATACAATTCTTGACCCATCACATGGGTTTGTTACGGTGTAAATCCATCGAGGTCTTTCAAGGTATCTAGCTGTACTCAAGTTTTTAACTCTATCCAGTTGACCGATAAGCCTGTCACCCCGAAAAACCTCAACTTTTCTATCATCACCTTTGACTGTTTTGAACTTGTACATACCCACTTTGATTTGTTGAGGAGGGAGGTTTTACCCTCCCATAAAATTAGTATTCGTCTTGATTAAACTCAGGGCAGTTCATAGCCATGAACTCTGTTAGGTCAAAACCTTCCCATTCGCCCGTTAGGTCGTTATCATCTCGGTATTTAATAGGTGCTACTGACCATTCAGAAGATGACAGATACAGCGCGGCAGATTTGTCGCCATTCCACTCAAGGGGAAACCAGATGATGTAAGGATTTTGCTTTGCGCTTAAGAACTTAATCTTAAGAACAGAAAGCTCTTCATAGATTTGAATTAGCTGTTTATACCGCCCATCCGGTAATTCAACTTTTCCTTTTTTGAGTAGGGCATCAACGGGGTGATCCTCCGGTTTGGGATTGGGGCTTAATGCTTGTCTGATTTTCTCAGTAATTTCTAATAATTCCTTAGCTTCTGGCTCAAACATATTAACGGCAGATGCCAGGTGTAGTGCTAATTCAAGAGCTAGTTTAACTTCTTGAGGTGTTGCCATGATATTCTCCTAATTGAATTAAATGATTGACTATAACCGGGTAGGGCTGTAACCTTACTCGGTTAACTTTTATGCCGACCAACTGTTCAAATATTCTTGTTTCATTGTGATTGTTTTTGCCTTGAAATCCAGATAGTCGGGGTCTGGATCTTCTTCATCTTCACTGGATGACCAGAAGTCCGAATCGGTAGCTTTCTGGACTGCGGCTTTAGCTTCTTTGAGGGTTTTAAATCCTTCGACTCCATCCGTATCGGAGTTTTCCCATTCCTCAGAGGAGCAAAATTTCCACAGGTCGTCATCTTTCAGAATCGTTACCGTACAAGTCTTGTTATCGTAAGAGTTGACAGCCCAAGGCTTGACATATTCGGCTTCCCATTCGCCACCGTATTTTGCTTTATGCCATTTAAGTTTGGTTGGTTCGGCTTGAGTAGTCATCGGTGTCTCCCTGATTTCAACCTTCTACATTTATAACTGTACCCCAGTTATTTTAAAATGTCAACCCCCTCACTCAACTTTTTTGTAAAGAATTATGTCGCCGGTTGTGATCGCTTCCAAAAATTCAGTCCATGCGGGTTCTGCTGATTCCCGTCTCCAATAACGATAACCCATGCCGATGACGAGGGTTTTTAATTTTTCCCTATCTTCTGGCTTGAGTCTGGCTTTGATTTCTTGTCTGTGTTCGTGGGGCCTCATAAAAAATCCTATGTAACTATTCACCAGTTATAACAGATTTATTTCCAGATGGTAAATAATTCTGGCAACGACGGGCGGTGGATCGTGGATCTAAAAAGCCGAATCCCTTACAGAATCCGGCTTTTACCCTTATATAGTAGGACTTTTGGGAGTTTGGGAACTTGAGATCCCAATTGTTGATCAATCAAATGCTCCTGATTCCCAATATTGTTTCGCAGCTTCCCACTGTTCAGAAGTAGCAGCGATATGGACTTGATGCCCAATATCTGCAAGTTTGGCTTTGTGATGATTGACGAGAACACCACATAAAGATATCCCATCAACTTGTTTTAATCCCAAACTATTGATCAGAGCATCCATAGTTTCAAGAGTTTTTAATCCGAATCCGTGGGGGTCGTAGGAGGTTTGATTTTCTCCCGTACCGTCCGCCCTCCAATATCGGGCGTGTAGTAGTTTCTCATTCATAAAGTTTCTACTTCCACAACTTGCGCTTTCCATCCCTTACGGGTCAATGCCAGAGCGTCTCTCGCCGCGACTTCGTTGTCTTTGTATGTGATAAATTCGTCATCGGGATGGACGGCTAAAAAGTCCGCACCTACACCTCCAGCATACAAACCTTCTGTGACTTGACCGTTGTAACGATTCCACGGTTTGACTGCAAATTTTAGTGTCATTGTTTTACCCTTGTATCGTTAACTTTTGCGCGGATTTAAGGCGATCCAACATATAAACCTCCTTAATTAGTAAAGCGTCTGTTTTGGCTCTGTTGATTGCAGCAGGCAACGATACCTGCTTTGTCAATCCTCAGATTTCTGAGGATTGATTTTTTAGCTTTCAGAATTTCTTTAAATTCTGATTGATCGAAGTCGCTGTACCAAGGTTGGCAAATCTCAACCAAGGCATATAACTTCTTTAAAACCTGGGTCATATTTTCCCAGGCGATTTTTTCGCAAAAATCGCGATTTTCGATCCAGAACTTGGACGATACCGCGATCGCTACCGCTTTTTTTATTCTGACTTCACCCTCTCCAGGTTCGCCACCCAGAGAAGAATAATATTCAGCGAAATTGCGGCGGAGTTGATCCGCCCACTGAATTTGCTTTTCCGATCCAACAAGAGGAGGGAAAAACCAATCCATTTTTTTCATAACAGGCACGTCCCATATTGTTAACTGCTTAGGTTTCTCCACAACCGCCGCCGCTTTCAGGGCTTCTAACCGCCCTTCTAGCTGTGTCAATTCAAAACCCCAACGCCGGATCAAAGACCGGACATTGGGGAATTTTTGAATCAAGCTATTCAATTGGCTAATTCTTTTGGAAAGTTGGTCGGCGGTTGTGGAGTTTTTCATATTTTACGCCCGATTTAACGGCGGCGTCCCTGTTTTGCTTATACTAAAATACTGTAGCTACAAAATCAAAATATGTCAACCCCTAAATCAAAAAAACTTTTTAACCGCCCAACCGTTGTCAGGGTGAGGCTTTCAGAAGTTGAGAGGGAGAGGATAGAGGCGATCGCATCCTCAAGAAATCTATCCCTCTCGGAATTGATAAGGTATTGGATCAATAATAGAGGCTGACGATACAGCTTTCCTTATTCCAGAAAGCAAAATTAGGGAGCAAGCCGAGCTTTCCCTAATCGGTTCTTTTCGTACCATTCCGCAATTTGGGGAACCCATTCTTGAGTATGTGTCCACATCATTTCAGAGAGTTTTTGAATCTCTAACTGGGCATCTTTTTTAAATCTTAAATCGAGAAAATGTAACAGTGAACGTAGGTTACAAGACATAACAAAATGCTGTCTGAAATCGAACGGGATTAAACCCCTGGCGTGTTCTTCACTCATCCCAGACTCAATGTTTTGTTTATACAAACCACAAGCATCTACACAGTGTTGTAAATGGATTTCTCTTAATTCAGGTGAATAATAATATTTTTTGCCTTGGCGATCGCTGTAATTCCCCACCGGACGGAGGTAAAAAACATCTTCTAAACTTCTCTTGAAGTTGATTACATCAACAATCCTCTGCCCTGAGTAGCGCCCAGATTGAACATCGAAACTAGCTATTCTATGCCGGGTTGCCTGTTGCATCACACTATGGGGGAAATATCCCACACTAAAAACGATGTGGCAGTGCTCTAACACTCCAAAGTGTCCTCTATTTCCCTCTAGTAATCGTTTAACGGCTATCTCACCACACTCTTTTTCTGGGGGGGTTTTATCAATGCCTTCAAACACATAATTCTCGCTATAACATTGATGCAATGCCAGATAAATCATCTGTTGGGGATTAGCTGTTTTCGATAAAACCTCAACCTTGAATTTGTCCATTAGTCTCCTCTTTTGTGCATTTTCAGTCAAGAAACAATGCAATCGTTAACATCCCACAATGATTGAGAAGGTAAAATCTTAGGAACTAATACCAAAACAAAACCATCGGGAATAGAGCCTATCGCATAATCAAAATCTTTCAACCAACCCAACTCAGTGGCATGATTAACTAAGGCATTAACATGGTTTTGGGGATATTCTTCACCGTACTGACAATAAACGATTTTAGAACGTCCAGAACCGTTGCTTGTTTTAATCTTTGTAAGTTCCGTATCGGTTGCTGGTATAACTTTAGAAACTATGCTTGTTCTGTAAATATCTGGATTTAATAACATTTGATTTTATCTCCTTTTGTTTGAATGTTTGTTTTGGTCGGTTTTATTTTTTTAACCTATAAATATCAAATTAGTCAAGAAACAAGGCAATCATTAACCTTTCGTCGATTCTTTCAGCATCTTCTTGAAAACTTTAATCCAGGGATGCAATAAATATCCCCAAATAAGTCCCAATAAAAAAATCAATATTGTAGTCATATCTGGTATCAAATTAGTCAAGAAACAAGGTAATCATTAACTTTAGGTTAATCAAGAGATTACAGACTTAATGTATTCATCTCTTTTTTCTTTGAAGTACATAAAACAAGAATACACTTCATTTTCTAGTTTGTTATCGGGAATAGTGTTGCATCCTGATTTTTCTAAATCAAGATACATTTTGAATATTACCTCAAACTGCTCTTTGATTTCTTTTTCGGTCGCCATAGCTAAACTCCTAATTTATTCCAATAGAGAAAACGAAAACGTAAGTTTTCAACTTGTATCAAATTAGTCAAGAAACAATGCAATTGTTAACACGGAGGAGATGGTTAAGGCAATTTCGATGGAGATTGAATGCGGGGGTAGTATCAAATTAGTCAAGAAACAATGCAATTGTTAACGAGCTTATGCCCAAGGGTCAAAACTCAGTCCGGGGGTATCAAATTAGTCAAGAAACAATGCAATTGTTAACGGTGAAATTATGCGATCGCTATTTTTGAAAAATGAATCAAGACCAAACTGTTAGGAGTATCAAATTAGTCAAGAAACAATGCAATTGTTAACTGACGTGGCGCGGCGCGGCGGGACGGCGGGATGAAAGTATCAAATTAGTCAAGAAACAATGCAATTGTTAACTTAAATCGTAATCATTGATACGGGTTAACCATTCGGTATCAAATTAGTCAAGAAACAATGCAATTGTTAACTCTATATTCCCGTCGCTCCCCTGAATCGGCCCCAAACAGTATCAAATTAGTCAAGAAACAATGCAATCGTTAACCCCTAACAATCTGATGGATAAGGCTATAGATTTGTTCATAGATGAAGTATCAAATTAGTCAAGAAACAATGCAATCGTTAACCTTGTGACAATGCAGTTAAGATATGCCCTGACAAATTCAACCAGTATCAAATTAGTCAAGAAACAATGCAATCGTTAACCCAGATAGTAGCGGGTTTGATTCTAATTATGAAATGGTATCAAATTAGTCAAGAAACAATGCAATCGTTAACAATCCGACCGCGTTTAAGTTATCTCAAGTATTACAGGGTATCAAATTAGTCAAGAAACAATGCAATCGTTAACTAATAGTTCGAGGCTCGAATAAGCGTAACCATCAGCTTTCTGAAGTAGTTTCATGTATTTTGGATTGATACCATCCGCTTTACCTACAGCAAATTTTGGGGTTTGCCGAATCGTAACCCGACCATAATGGGTTCCTTTGTTCTTACCTTTCGGAACTATAGCTTTGACCAAATCCCCCGTTTTATACCCCATAAAGCTCTTGATTCTTGCTTTATGGCACTTAGGAAAACCATATTTATCAGTCGTTACCCGTTGCCTTACCCCATGCCCTTTAGCTGATATTAATAAAGGTTTGACATCCTTAATAATCAGATTTTCGGGAGTAGAAGCACCAACACAAGCCGCGTCAATCCAGTGAGCTTTAGGGAACTTTTGACGGCATCGGTTAAACTTAGTCCGTCCCCCCGTCCCAACTTCTACAGGTAAACCCGTTTCTTTCAATCGGTTGTATAAACACCACCGGGTAGAATTAACGGCGGCTGCATCTTTGAGAGGGGCTTTAACCCGTTTCAGGATTTTATTAAGCAATTCCTTCTTCTTAGAAAGGAAATCTTTAATATCCTTAGCACCCTTTTTCTGATTGCATTTATGGCAAGCGATCGCTAAGTTAGAAACCCGATTAGTCCCACCTTTTGATCTGGGTATCAAGTGTTCAATCTCTAATCTGGTATCAACAGCGCCACAGTAAACACACTGACGGTTAAACTTCTCCAAAAGGTATTCCCTGACTTCATAGCCCGCGAGTTCCCCTTGCTGATACTCAACACCGGAAACTTCTGGATTCTCCATAATTTGAGTGTCGAACCGTACCAACTCCTGAGATATCGCTGCAATCGGAGCCAACTTTCTTAACCGATTGACCCAGGTAATCACATTTTCGACCCGTGACATCAAGCTCGGAGCTAACCAACCTTTAACCCGTGTTCTGTTAAGGAAACGGGGTTGGCGGTATCTGGTTTTCCGTCCCCTGCGACCCCTTCTTAAACTACGTCGGGATTCCAGTGCATTCTTGATCACCATGCCACGATGTTGAATATCTGCACCCCAAACAACTTCACCCGTGCCGTCGTTTACCAAGGCAATGCCAGTAAATTTAGAACCAGGATCTATCTTTAGCCTCAAGTCTTCAGTTGAAGATTTGACAGCATATTTTAGGATGATTGTAAAAGGTTGATGCCGAAAAACTGCGGCTTTCTTTTGCGTTAAAAGAATCCTAGCTTTTGCGGGTGAGATTGGATTTAATGGACGTTTTTCGGCATCCATTACGAATACTTTAGACATTTAAAAATAACTCTTTCGAGCCTCCGATAAATCGGGTAAAGTGTGCCTCGTCAATGTTATTAAGCGGTACTGTCCAGGTGACACTGACTTAATTGCTGTACATCTGTTTAATCACCTAGTTATAGAGCTTGGAACTGGCAACGCATTCCAAGGTATGAACTTAAACGCTTCTCAATAACGTAGCTCAGTAAAGAGCTTAGACTGGTTAACTGTTTACCAACAAACTACAATGCAATCGTTAACTGGTAAACCTTGATTCTTGACTATTTACATTGTACACGAATAACGCAAAAAAAAACAAGTTTATTTATATATTTTTAAAAGGTCAAGAGCAATCGTCAACCTTGATAATCTCAATCTCAACACAAAGGGCTTTCAATCTCTCAAAAGCCACCACCGGATCGGCTTCAAAATCAACTGGACTAGATCCGGTCATCGGAGCGTCGGACACCGCCCCCAATGGCTCGAAAGCACGGGATTTGTTATTCCAAAAAAACACCCTGTTAATATGTCGCTCTATTGCTTCCGGTGTTTCGAGAAAACAGTAGATTAGTCCTGCGACAATAGCCTGCCTGACATCGGTTCTGAATCGCCTTTTATCGAGTTTAATTGTCCATAATTCAGATAGAAGTTCCTCGTCGGTTTCTACATCATACCAGAGACACTCACAAGAGAATGTGTGGAGGTCGTTGGCATGAATTTTTTGGGCGGGTTGAAATCCTTTTTTAGTTGTTTTCATAATTAATAGTTAATTGATTTTAAGATTGCCAGACCTAGCTCTTTGGCCAACAACGGGGGGACGGCATTCCCGATGATTTGTTGGGCTAAAGATTTGGATTCTGGGAATTTGTAATCATCGGGAAAAGTTTGCAGCCGTGCCGTCGCTTTTTGACTAATCCGTTTGATTTGACTTCCCTGCACGATGTCCGCCCAATGGGTACTTACACCCGCCATAGCTCGAATTGTTGGACAAGGCTTGTTTTGTGGAGTCGGTAAAATATTCTTGATACAGGCTCCCGCACGGGGGATTAACAAAACGGGTGAATGAGAGGCTTTTTCCGGTAAACCCAGTTCATTCAGTCGCTTAATCTGCCAGTCCGCAAGCTCACAGTCCTGCATTTCTGGGATTAAATCACTAAGGGCTTGATACCATCCCTTTTTAGGTTTTGATTCGGGGAAATAGGGGAGGGGTTCTGAATTTTTAACTGCCCACATAATCAACCGTTTCCGGTTTTGCGGAACCCCATGATCCGCCGCGTCAAGTATTAGCCAATGGTAGCGATATCCGTAGCGAATTAAGGATTGTAGAATCTTCTCGAATACAGGTGATTTTGAATATCCTGGGACGTTTTCTAAAACTACCCATTGAGGATCAATCGCTGCGATATAACTGCTACAGTACAGCCCAGCGTCCTTGTCTTTGTGATCGCCTAAATTACCCCGTCTAGCGTTTGAATACTGTTGGCACGGGGGACTCATCCAAAGCAGGTCAACATAGGGAAGACTGCGGGGGTTTATGTCTCCTGCGCAAGAATTAAATACTTTGGTATTAGGGAAATTTAATCGCGCTACTTCTGCAATTTTAGGATCTCTTTCAATTCCCCAAATGGACTCAAAACCCGCGGCTTCTAATCCCAAATCTGCACCGCCTCCGCCCATGAATAATGTTGCGAATGTTGGCATTAGAAACCCTCCTCAACAATTGTTAAGCCACAGCCGGGGAGCAATAAATTAGGATCGTTTGATGAACTCAACATCACCATTCCAGAGGGTAAGCATTCTTTTACAGTGAGGATTACATTGCCAAAATTCTTGTCTGTAGTTTTGACATGATCGCCTTTCTGGAAAGCGTAA